GCAGTAGAAGACATTAAGTTGCAAGCTGAAGCAGACTTCACAGCTATTGCACAGCAAAATTTACGATTGTATAGCAAAAGTTACATTGGCATAAAAGCAGATGGCAGCTTGGCTTTACAAAGTGCTACTGGAAGTTGGGAAGGAGGCAGCGCATTGAAATTCACAGCAGGTGGTATTGATCTCAACGGCCCAGCAGCTGACTCAGTGTCTGCACCCAACAACTTGACCACAACTATCTTAGATGATACTACATTCAGCAGTGCCACTGGCTGGACAGTTGAAACAGATGGTCTTGAAAGTATTGTGACTCGAGCACCCACACACGAACCATATCCTTACCACAACAAAGGTGTGGATATTGAAATTCCATTGGAAGCAGGACAGCCGCCGCCTAACCCAGGTGCCGTGCCAGTGCCTGCTGGATTTGAATTTACGAGAAAAGCATGAGCACATTTAATTTTGAATTCAACGGTCAAAAGTTTGAAATCAAAGCCCCTACCGGCGCTACATTTGAACAAGCTAAAGCAGTGTTTGATCAACAAACAGCCAGTGGCGGCCTTACGGGATTCAGAGTTGGGGACGTACTGAGTCCAGCTACACAAGCCGCAGGTGGCCTGGCAGCCGCTCAAAGTCAATTAACACAAGGCCTGGCATCATTGTCTAGCAAATTGCCAGCAGGCACAAATTTAAGTAGTCTCACAGCCAGCATAGGAACACTTGGGCAAGGTGCAGGCACACAAGTTGCCAGCGCACTGCAAGGTGGTGCGGCTGCATTTAATTCATTCACTACTGGCGCAAGTGGTGCTACTGCTTCTATTAGTGCAGCGTTGTCTGGTGCAGGCGCCGGGCTGTCTCTACCTTCAACATCGGCTATTACAAGTGCATTAACTGGCGCCGCAGCTCAAGCAGGCAGTTTGGCCAGCACCGCAATTGGCACCATATCAGGATTAATCAAAGGAACTCCTACTGCAGGAATCAATGTAGCAGACTTTGCCAAACAAGGTCCAGCATTGAGTGGACTTGGCAGTATGAGTTTGCCAGACATAACTGGAACATTGGCCCAAGCATCAAAGCTGGTAGGACAAGCTGCTGATACTATAAGCAATGCAGCAGGTGCAGGTAAATTTGGACTTGATGCCAGCCAACTTGAACGATGGGGCTTGGTCAAGCCAGGAACTGCTGCCACATTTTTAGCACAAGCCGGCAGTGATCTTACCAGCGTATTAAAAAGCCCCACAGTATGGACTGGCAAAGATGGTGTAAAAAGTCTTGATGGATTGCTGGGCAATGAAGGACTTCAAAACAAAATTCAGCAAGGATTGATGACATCTGGGGTAGCTGATTTAAAATCACTAGGTATTCCCACAGACAAACTAACACCGCAGGCACTCAGCGGCCTAGCAACCAATGCTGCCAAGAGTGTGTCAGACACATTAGATTGGGCCAAGAATACTCCAGGACTGCCAGCTGACATCAAATCTAAATTTGATGAGGCAGCAGTCAACGGTGCATTTGCTGTGAACTTGGCAGCAGCTAAAGTAGATTTTTCTATGCTTCAAGAATATACGCCTTTGGCTGCCATTGATACTGTAAACACAGACACACTTGAAGCAGCCGCAAAACGAATTATAGGCAATGCCAAAGTTCCTAGCATCATGCCAATGAACATTGAATCTAGCGTGTATTCTAGTACAAAAGATAAAGATTTAACTTATACTGGCAGTGATGATATAGTATGGGATAGAATCAACGAAGAAAGACTACGGCGAGGTCTTCCAAGTCTAACTGCAATAGGGTATCCAAGGCCCGAAACTACCGCATAAATATATCCATGACTACCTTTGTTGGATTCAATACTCAAAATCAATACAAAAAATTCACATTGGTGGATTTTGAATTAGTCAAACGCGATCTCTTGAATGCATTTAATATCCGCCAGGGACAATTGCCAGGGCGCCCAGGATATGGCACAGTGCTATGGAATTATTTGTTTGAAAATCAAGTAGACTCGGTGGTAGAAGGGATCACTGCTGAAGTTCAACGAGTAGCCGGCGGCGATCCTAGAATACTTATTAGCAATGTCAATGTGTATCCCCAACAAAATGGTATGTTGATTGAAATAGAACTACAGGCTGTAGGCGGCGTAAATGCTGAAATACTCAATGTGTTTTTTGATCAAGTCAGCCGTTCAGCCAGCTACGTATAACTACGCCGTTTTTTATCTACATAAATAACAGATAAAGAATACAAGGCCCGGACATAATGGCAAAAACCACTAGACAAACAGCGATATTTGGTGTAGAGGACTGGAAACAGATCTATCAAACCTATCGCGAAGCAGACTTCCAAAGTTACGACTTTGAAACTCTACGCAAGAGTTTTACCGATTACCTGCGTTTGTACTATCCAGAAACATTCAATGACTACATTGAGTCGTCAGAATACATTGCCTTGCTAGACGTCATTGCGTTCATGGGACAGGCCCTAGCCTTCCGCACCGACCTAAACACTCGTGAAAACTACCTAGACACAGCAGAACGTAGAGACTCGGTCACACGTCTGGCCAATCTTGTGAGCTACACCGCCAAACGCAACACCGCAGCTCAAGGCCTACTCAAGGCATTTAGTGTGACCACAACAGAAAATGTTGTGGATTACAATGGAGTTAATCTGGCTAATGTCACAATCAATTGGGCGGATCCCACAAACTTTGACTGGTTAGAACAATGGAATGCTGTGGTCAATTCGTCCTTGGTTAGCAGTCAAAAAATTGGTCGCCCATCAAACCGTCAAACTATTCTGGGAGTTGATACCAGTGAATATGGTATAAATCTAGTACCAGGATTTTTGCCAGTGATTCCGTATACTGCTACTGTAGATGGTGTGAACATGCCATTTGAAGCCACAACGTCATCAACAGCTGGACGAGATTACATCTACGAACCAAGTCCACGTCCCAACAGCACATTTAACATGTTATACCGTAATGACCAGCTGGGATATCAAAGTGCCAACAACGGATTTTTCTTCTTTTTCAAACAAGGTACGTTGCAGAATCAAGATTTTAACTTGGCTGAACGCATTGCCAATCGCACAGTAAACATCAACATTGATGGTGTTAACAATGACGACCGCTGGTTATTCCAGTTAGATAACGTGGGCAGTATCAATCGAGAGTGGGCGTATACTGACAACATTTATTCATCGGCCGCTGAACAAACTGCAACACTAAGACCAATTTTTTCTGTTACCAGTAGAACCAATGATCAAATTACCATGGTATTTGGCGATGGTGTGTTTTCTGAAATTCCGGTTGGCATCTTTCGTGCGTATGTTCGTGCCAGCAATGGCTTGCAATACATTATCAATCCTGCTGAAATGCAGAACGTGGTGTTGCCAATCAGCTATATTGATCGCAATGGCAACTTGCAAACTATTACATTCACATGTGGTATCACACAGCCTGTAAGCAATGCACAAAGCCGTGAAAGTATTGATGCTATCAAGCAACGTGCTCCAGCAAGATACTACACACAAAATCGCATGGTCAACGGCGAAGATTACAATCTATTCCCGTTTACTCTTTACAATTCTATCATCAAATCAAAAGCGGTCAATCGCGCCTCAATTGGTACCAGTCGTTACTTAGACTTGGTGGACAATACAGGCAAGTATTCATCCACTAACACATTCTCCAGCGACGGTGCTATGTGGGAGAACAATATTCTTCCCAGTAGCTTGTTTGCTTGGACCAATCGTAACGAAATTGCCGATCTTATTACCAACTCAATTCAGCCTGCAATTGCTGGCGCCACATTCAAACAATTTTATTATGCTAACTTTCCAAGAATAACTGTGAATACTGGTACCACGGCTCTCAGCAGCTGGCACCAAAGCACAACATTGGCCAACGAGACTACTGGTTATTTTCAAGATGCATTAGGCGCTCCGGTTATGGTTGGAACTTCGAGCAGTACCGCATTCAAGTATGTGGCGCAAAAAAGTTTAATTAAATTTATACCTCCGGTCATTAACGGACAACCATATTATTTTGATGCCAACAATAGATTGAAACCCGGCCTGCCAACCAGACCAGAAGACCACTTGGAAATTTGGGCTAGTCCTCTTGCCATAGTAGGAGATGGCAGCAACAACGGTATTGGTAATTTAACCAACGGGCAAGGACCGGTTGCACTCAACAACTTTGTACCTACTGGTGCAGTTGTAGACAGTATTATTCCTGTGTTTCTTACAGATCTGAGTACCACTGTTCGAGAAGAAATTACACAACAAATTTTGTTGTATAGAAATTTTGGTCTTGGGTATGACAATGACGGAACAATCACGGGCACTGCTGGCACCTGGTATATTATTACCAGTACCAACTTGAATGCCGATGCCGCCTGGAGTCAGACTTATGCAGGCAATACATCTGGACAAAATTTAGATGCAAGCTGGATGATACAGTTTGTGGCTGTGGATAACAAATACACAATTACATACCGAGGACTTGCTTATTACTTTGGGTCAGTATTACAAACAAGATTTT